CCATGTAAATTTTCATGATGCTTCTCCAGTTGATTTAGTTTTGTTTTGTGTGTGAGACACACGCCGATACAGCGAGAGAGAAGTTCTCTCTCACTTGTTGACAGGATGATTAGTCCTGCGTTGTTAGATATACTGTCTGCTCTTTGTCGGTGTTGCCGCAGTCTGGGCAAGCGTCAGGGGACTCATCCTCATTCCACACGTGGTCACACTTGAGGCAATGCACTTCATTTCCTTTCTTGTTCACCTCGAAGTAGCCGAGCCACTGCGTGCCCTCGACTTGTGGTTGAAACCAGTTAATCTCATAGTCCGTGTCATGCGAGACAGGTACTAGGTACAGGTTGTAAGAGTGGTTGTACTTCTCCATGATTGAGATGACCTCACGCAGGTCTCGTGTTGGTGTCGATGCACACCAGTCAAACGCACTAGAGGCAAAGAAGTGTTGGTGTATGTTTGGTAGTTTGGTCATTTCATTCTCTCTTTCGTATCAGCGTTGATGTCTACGTACCAGTCGATTGGGTCAATCTCTGTCACGGGGTGTCGTTCTCCGTCTACCCACACAAACACCTCGGACTCGGGGTCTACTGTTTTTAACAGTGCTATCAGTTCACGTACTCTCATTTGCTTTCTCCTTCCAATTCCATAAGATACGCATCGAGTGCCTTGGCTCGCTCTAGTTCAGTCTCAAGCATCTCTAGCGTCTCGATGATTAGGTCGAGGCTCTTGCCGTACGTGTCGTTGTCCGTGGGCTTGCGCTTCTCAGCGTTGCTCATTGCGTTGCTCATGTCATACGCCGCAAACAATGCGTTCTGTATCTCATCTAGTCTCATGTTGTTTCTCCTTGGTTAAAACTTGGGTGTGGTGTATTCACTCAAACGCAAGCGTTCAGCAGGGCTTGCCCACTCATGCACAACATCTCCATCCTTGTTGAACACGTTGAGGTGCACGATGCCCTCGGACACGAACACTTCCACATAGCCATTGTTCTTACCAATGTCTACGATTGCGCTTTTTACGTTGTTGTCAAGTGTGTTTACTGTCAGTTTCATTTTGTTTCTCCAATAGGCTAGTATCGAGGTGGTCAGCGGCATAGCCCAATCTCCGCAGACCAGTGAGAGAGAATTTCTCTCTCGAAAAAAGAAATGTTTATAGTAGTCCGTGCCACGTTGTCGGCACAGGTTCGTTCGGTTCGAGCTTGTCGATAAAGACAAGCGCATCTGTAATTCGTTTGACAAGGGCTTGTATCTCCTCGTTCTCTGGGTTGAGTAGTGCATCCTGCTTGGCACGGCGTAGGTCTTTCTCAGTACGCTGTATCAGTCGTGCCTTGAGCTTGGCGTGTTGTTCCTCTGGCATGGTGCGAGGGAATGGATGCTTGACTTTCTGACGTGGGTGATGCGGTATCGCATCAAACAAACTGCACACCCTGTCCTTGATGTGCTGTGGCACATAGTCAGTCCAATGCTTCTTTGTGTTGTCGTACTGCATCGGTGTCAGTGGCGGTGTTTTCGGTGCAGGAGAAGTTGTCATAATCTCCCTGAGTTTTGCTTCTACTTTTTCAATCACAACCATGTAGCCCTCAAGTGCTGTCTTGCGTTCCTCATGTGACAGCGAGTTTTTGTACAGCAACAGAGACCGCACGGCTTTCTTCTCCGCCATCAACGGGGACATAATGACACGCCACTGATTGCGTAGCTGTTTCCCATGTGCTCGCATGGACTTGCGATGCGCTTTGTTCTCGAGCACTGTGCTCTTGATGTCAGCCACAAGCAGGGGGTTGATGCCCTTCTTTAGTAGCCGTTCGCAGTGGTTGTGAAGCTCGTTTGATGTGAGCCGCATGAGGTGTTCGTACTTGTAACTCATGTGATTATGTCCTTTCGAAATGAAAAAAGTGGATAGTGTCCAGCATTATAACAGGGTGTGCAGAATTTGGGACAGTCGCTAGCCCGCATGGTTGTTGAGTTTTGTTTGTGAATGTCCAACTATCTATCAAAAACAAAGTCTTCAATAGCCTAAGCCAAACAAACCAAAACAAAACAGACGGGAAGGGCAGGGACAAGACACGCACATAAAATAAAAGCCTTCTATATATAAATATATATTTATAAAGATAGATAGATAGGACAGTGCTAGCCAAAATCCCCGCCGTTGCTGGTTGAAACGCTGTACCAGATTCAACACACTGGGATAAATCACGGAAGCTAAGATTCCAACACTTTTTTGCATCATTTTACCCACTGAGAGAGAAATTCTCTCTGAGTCAGAACGGCAAAGCTTGTTGCACAGGGGTTTGCATCTTCTCAAGCCACTGCTCGAATGCTTTGTCTGACGCAAAGGTTGCCTTCTCGCTGAGCTTGATGCTGTATGCGGTGACGAACTTGTAGTTACGCATGGCAGGGTTTGGGTAGTATTCTTGCAAGCGCCACTCTGTGCCTTTGATGGTGAGTGTGCCTACGTCTTTGAGGATGGGAAAGTGTGTGTTACGCATGATGATTCTCCAGTTGAATAGGGCAGGATTGCCCCGCAAACCCACGCATTGCATGAGCTTGCAGAGTTTCCTTAGATTGATTCAAAGTAGGCAGTGATTTGGGCATCTGTCCAACCCGCAAAGGTTTGCAGTTCCCTGATGGGTTTGGTGCGGTCTTCAAGCCCTCGCTCTGTGTATGGGTTGCACAAGGCGGCGAGTTCTTCGCAACGGCATCCAAAGCCATCTATGGCAGGACAGTCGGGGTGGTGTGATTCTTCAGGGTTCATGGGAATAATCTCCTAGTTGGACAGAAAAAGAAACAGCGGCAAGAAGCCGCTGTCAGATTCGAGAGAGAAATTCTCTCTGGGTTACAGGCGAGCTTTGAGAGCACGCAAGTCAGCGATAGCCATGTCAATCTGTTTCTTGCGTGAGTCAGCGTCATAGCACTCATCAAGCACAGCGAACAGGTAATCCTTGCGGTCAGTAGGTATGCGAACCTTGCGAGCATCAGACTCAGGCAGTGGCTTTGACTTGCCTTGCTTGATGTTGTAGGTAAAGTCCGATGATGCTCTGTCAATGGCTTTGACATGGTCAGGCTTTGCAGTCTTGCCTTTGCCCGTCTCGATGATGGCTTTGGCGTTGGTGTAGCCTTGCCCGATAAGGTGATTGAGCATCCAACGAGCACGAAGGTCTTTCTGTTGCTCAGGCGTAGCCTTTGCGTATGCGTCAGCCAATGGCTTAGCTGACTGTTGCAATTCTTTGCCGAACTTACCAACAGACTTGGCGAACTCATCGAATGACAGGGTTGTGTTTGCTTTCACGTTCATGTTGCTTCTCCTAGTGTGAGAGAGAAATTCTCTCTGGGTTGTACGGCTGAGAACCTTCCCCAACCGCTGATGCTATTTTACCATGAGGGTAATGCGATGGTATCTATGTATGCGTTTAAAAGCGAATAAATGCGAACCTTTGACCCCACTATACCCCCACCAACCCATATACAGCAGCGATGCCGTGTTTGACATGAACACTATTCCCCACCGATTCTCAGCACTTTTGTAATACTTAATACCACCCCCATAAATTTTTATAAAAAATTATAAAATCTCTTGTCCAACACTGGACAACAATCCATAAAAAAACCCCCGGCATTTCTGACGGGGGCTGAACGGTCGAACCAACAACCGAGGAGAAGCAACGGACAACTGCTTGCCGCATCACTTAAAAGTAGTATACACTCCGCGCATCGCAGGTACAAGGGACTTATGCGCTGATGCTAGAACACTTAATTGAATTTGAACCCGAAGTAATTGATTACTCCGGTAAACCTACGCCGATTGAAAAAGAACATCCGGCGGATGTAATCGACGCCAAGGTTAATACAACCGAGTGGCTGAAAGGGTTGGGTGCGGCTGACACAGATACAGTGGTCACTCAAGCAGAAGTCCAAGCGGCACGCGCATCTTTCACAAACCTCATTTCTTCCGCGCCAGCAGAAATCACGCACGAACATCTAACCCAGATTAAAACGCCTGTTGCAGTGCAACATCTGGTGGGCATGCTGACAGCCTACGATTGGGAATTTGTGCATCAGGCTAGAGAGCTACGCGGTTACACAGTGGCCAAACTGTTGGAAGAATGCGAAAACCCCAACGCCAATATCCGACTAAAAGCGTTGGGATTGCTGGGCAAGGTCACGGAAGTTGGATTGTTCACCGACAAGATTGAAGTCAAAAAGACAAATATGACCGACGAAGAAATCGACAAGAAGCTCAAGGACAAGCTCGCCAAGTTCATGAACGTGACCGACGCTGAACCGATTGAAGACATAGAAGTAAGCAATCCCTTACCGGCTACCCCAGATGAATCTTGAAAGTCTAACGTTAAACACTGGGGAAATACAGGCAATCCAACGTGCCTTACCCACTATGAGTCTCAAGGAAAAGATTGAACTCATGGACATGTTAGAAGAACGGGAGAAGAGATATAAGCTGGTGTCTGGACGCACCAACATGCTGGAGTTTGCCAAGCATGTATACCCCGGATTCAAAGTAGGCCCCCACCACAGAAAGCTGGCACGCATCTTCGATGCGGTAATCAGAGGAGAAAAGAAGAGAGTAATTATCAATATTGCGCCGCGTATGGGTAAGTCTGAGTTTTCCAGCTATCTGTTCCCCGCATATTTTCTAGGTAATTTCCCTAATAAGAAGATCATCATGGGAACGCACACAGCTTCCCTGTCCGAAGACTTTGGTCGTCGGGTTCGTAACTTACTGGATGATGAGCAATACCATGAACTGTTTCCTCAAACTCTTATTGCAGATGACCAGAAGGCTGCTGGAAAGTGGAGTACTGCTGCTGGGGGCCAGTATTACGCTGCTGGTGTTGGTGGTGCTCTTGCCGGTCGCGGCGCTGATTTATTCGTTATCGACGACCCACACTCAGAACAAGACGTAAAGGCAAACAGCCGACTGGCGTTTGATACAGCGTGGAGTTGGTTTCAAACAGGCCCACTCCAGCGTTTGATGCCGGGCGGTGCGATCATTGTCATCATGACGCGCTGGGGTAAGCTGGACTTGACCGGACGTTTGATCGACTACCAAGTAAAGAACCCAGACTCTCCCACATGGGAAATAGTAGAGCTACCAGCCATCCTGCATGAAGGAACGGACAACGAGAAGTCGCTCTGGCCAGAGCAGTGGCCGCTGGAGTCTTTACTAAGTGCCAAGTCTGCAATGGATCCCAAGTACTGGAACGCCCAGTACATGCAACAACCTACCTCGGACAACTCAGCAATTATTGCCAGAAAGCATTGGCGCATATGGCCAAGCGATACACCACCAGACTGTGAGTACATAATCCAGAGCTGGGATACGGCGCACGAGACCAAGAGCACATCTGACTACAGCGCGTGCACAACGTGGGGCGTGTTCTACAACGAAGAAGAGAACAACGCGGCGCAAGTAATTTTGTTGGATGGTTTTAAAGACAGGATGCCATTTCCAGAACTTAAAACTATTGCTTTGAAACATTACAAAGAGTGGGAGCCTGATGCGTTCTTTGTGGAGAAGAAAGCCGCTGGTGGGCCACTGATCCAAGAACTTCGGGCAATGGGCATCCCCGTGCAGGAATTTACACCGAGCCGTGGAAACGATAAGATGGTGCGTGTCAACGCCGTAGCCGATATGTTTACATCTGGTCTGGTGTGGGCACCTGACACACGCTGGGCACGCGAAGTGATAGAAGAGGTTGCGTCTTTCCCTGTGGGAGAGAACGATGACTATGTTGACACGACCACCCAAGCACTGCTGCGAGTCAGACAAGGTGGTTTTATCCGTATTGACACGGATGAACCAGACGAACCCCGATTTTTCAAACGCCGGTCTGCGGCGTACTACTAAGGATAAATGATGGCCACCAATATAGACAAAGCTCTGTTCCAACAACCACAAGGTATGGAGTCAATGGCGCAGGACGAGGAACCCATTGAGATTGAAATTGTTGATCCTGAAGCGGTAAACATCCACGCAGGCGACTTGGAGATCAATATTGGTAAAGGTGAAGACGATACCTTTGACGAGAACTTAGCCGAGACACTGGAAGAAGATGACATCATGTCAATGGCATCTGAACTAGAAGGCGACATTGACCAAGACAAGCAATCACGCAAGGACTGGGAGAAGGCGTACACGGAAGGACTCAAACTCCTTGGCCTCCAGTATGAGGAGCGCACTGAACCGTGGAACGGTGCGTCGGGCGTGTTCCACCCTATGATTACCGAGGCTGTGGTGCGCTTCCAGTCAGAGACAATCACCGAGACATTCCCAGCGCAAGGGCCTGTACGTACAAAAATTCTGGGTAAAGAAACACCTGAGAAACAAGAAGCTGCTGGGCGTGTTGAAGAAGACATGAACTACGAGCTGACAGAAGTCATGCGCGAGTTCCGCCCTGAGCATGAGCGCATGTTGTGGAGCCTCCCGGCTACAGGTTCAGCGTTCAAGAAGGTATATTACGACCCCAACATTGGCCGTCAGATTTCAATATTTGTACCGGCAGAGGACATCCTCTTGCCATATGGCACGTCTGATTTAGATACCTGCTACCGCTTGACGCACGTCATGCGCAAGACAAAGAACGAGATTGTCAAGCTACAACAAGCAGGTTTTTATCGTGACATTGAGTTGCCTGACCCGACCAAAGAACAAGACAACATCAAGAAAGCCAAAGACAAAGAAACAGGCTTCTCTGATCTGAACGACGACCGATACACGCTGTACGAGTCACATGTTGACTTGGTGCTAAAGGGCGATGAAGACAAGGGTGACGACGGCGAGCCGACAGGAATCACAAGGCCATACGTAGTTACCCTAATAAAAGGCACGGACGTTGTTCTGGCCATTCGTAGAAACTGGGAACAGGACGATCCACTTGAGCTTAAACGACAACACTTTGTTCACTATCAATACATCCCGGGTTTTGGAGCGTACGGCTTTGGCCTTTTCCATCTCATTGGAGGGTATGCCAAATCTGCTACCAGCCTCATGCGCCAGCTTATCGACGCGGGTACGCTCTCAAACCTTCCCGGGGGACTCAAATCCCGTGGCATGCGGATCAAGGGAGACGACACACCGATTGCACCCGGAGAATGGCGCGATGTAGATATTGGCTCTGGTGCGCTGCGCGACAGCATCCTGCCACTGCCATATAAAGAACCAAGCCTTGTCTTGTCTGGGTTGATGGACAAGATCGTAGATGAAGGCCGTAGGTTTGCCGCCACTGCTGACATGAAGGTGTCAGACATGTCTGCCCAAGCCCCTGTGGGTACGACACTGGCTCTCTTGGAGCGCCAGCTAAAAGTTATGTCAGCGGTACAAGCCCGTCTGCACTACACATTCAAACAAGAGTTGCGTCTGTTGGCCGCGATCATCCGCGACTACACCGACCCTGACTATGACTACGATCCGGTTGATGCCAACCGCAAGGCCAAGAAAGAAGACTACGACCACGTAGACATCATCCCTGTGAGCGATCCAAACGCAGCGACTATGAGTCAACGCGTTGTGCAGTACCAAGCTGTGATCCAGATGGCACAGATGGCTCCAGATATTTACGACTTGCCACAGCTTCACAGGCAAATGTTGGCGGTGTTGGGTATCAAGGATGCCGACAAACTTGTGCCCCTGCCAGATGACCAGAAACCAAAAGATCCTGTGTCTGAGAACATGGCGGCACTGCGTCTGGAGCCACTCAAAGCGTTCTTCTACCAAGATCACCAGTCACATATACAAGTGCACATGATGGCAATGCAAGACCCGATAGTCATGCAGTTGGTTGGCCAGAACCCTAAAGCGCCGCAGATTCAAGCGGCAATGATGGCGCACGTTGCTGAGCACGTAGGCTTTGCCTATCGCCAGAAGATTGAACAACAGATGGGTATGCCACTACCGCCCGAAGATGAGAAGTTGCCGCCAGAGATAGAAATTCAGTTGTCAGCAATGATGGCGCAAGCTGCTCAGCAAGTGCTTCAGCAAAACCAACAGCAAGCGGCTCAACAACAAGCTCAACAACAAGCTCAAGACCCTGTGCTTCAAATGCAACAGCAAGACTTGCAAATCAGAATGCAAGAGCTGGCGCTTAAGAAACAAGAAATCGAAGGCAAGCTCAGCTTAGAGAACAAGAAACTTCAAGTTGATGCAATGGCCAAAGCTGGCCAACTTAAGTCGCAAAAGCACGCGGAACAAAACAGTGCAATGTCTGAAGCTGGTTCGCTCAAGCGCCAGCGTCAGCAAATGGGCATGGACTTGATTAAACAAGCTGTGCAACACAAGAACGAACAACAAAGGGAGAAACCAACTAAATGATCCAAGACTTCGCACGCGTATTGCGCGAAAAAATACGTATCGACATGAACAACTATGCAGATGATTGCGCTGGTGGGGCATGTCGCACTTTTGAAGAGTATCAAAAACTTTGCGGGACTATTCAGGGTCTAGCCATCGCAGAGCGCCATCTCCTTGACCTTGCTGAGAAAGTGGAAAAATCCAATGAGTGAAATACTTCTTGAACCGGGGCAGTACGCCCTGCCTGACGCAGTTATACAACTAGACGAGCCTCCCAAAGACGCAACTGACGATGAAAAAGCCACACTGCTTCCTACTCCTACGGGATGGAAAATATTGTGCGCAGTTCCCCCAGTGTCTGAAAAGATTGCTGGTACGGAGCTAGACCTTGTGCGCGACACAGCCACCATGCGTCAAGAAGAGCACGCCACCACGGTGTTGTTCGTATTGAAAGTTGGCCCCGACGCGTATAGAGATTCTTCCAAATTCCCCGCAGGTGCGTGGTGCAAGGAAGGTGACTTCATACTCGTACGTACCTATTCTGGTACGCGATTCAAGATTTACGGCAAAGAGTTCCGCCTCATCAATGATGACCAAGTGGATGCTGTTGTGGATGATCCCCGTGGCTTAACCCGCGCTTAACAGGAGACGACATGCCAGAAGCATATAAATTCCCAGACGAGATCGAAGACGAAAAGAAAAATCAAGTTGCTCAAAACGAAGAGCAAGATGTTGAAATTGAAATCGTTGACGACACTCCCCCAAACGACCGGTTTCGTCCCACGCTTGATAAAGAAGTAGAAGACCCGACAGACGAAGAAATTGATTCGTACGGCAAAAAAGTTCAAGAACGACTCAAAGAACTGACACACGCACGTCACGACGAACGTCGTGCCAAAGAAGCTCTCCTGCGTGAGAAACAAGAGCTTGAACGTGTTGCCCAACACATGGCGGAAGAAAACAAAAGGCTTAAACAGTACGTCAACAACGGCACAGAACAGTATGGTGCAATGGCCAAAACTGCTGCCGAAGCGGAATTGGACAAAGCTCGGCGGGAATACAAGGCGGCACAGGAGTCTTTTGACACTGATGCCATCCTTGCCGCACAGGAAAGTCTATTTGAAGCTAAATTAAAGTTGCAAAATGCACAAAATTTCCGTCCACCTGCTTTACAAAACGAAAATTTTGAGGTACAACAGCGACAACAAGCACCCGAACCGGTGCGTGCTGACGAAAAGACCTTGCGCTGGCAAGCAAAAAACCAGTGGTTTGGCACAGACGGGTTCGAAGAAGTTACCAGCTTTGCACTAGGGCTGCATCAAAAACTAGTCAACA